GGCTTATGTTCTCTCAGCTCTCAAAGGGTGGCTCTGTGAGAAACCCAAAGAGAACCGTGAGGTACGACTACCCACAGGGGAGTCATACTTCGAAGAGAAAGAGACACCACGATGGTGTACAGTTAAGCCGCCCGGAATGGACCGGGCAAAGGACCTTCCATCAGGCATACGAAAAGCTACTGGCATCCTAACCGATGACTTTGAAGATGGCGAGCAAGAAAGAGTTGGTTTCCAACTCTTCTGCTGGTCTTTCTGGACTCTTACAGAGGAAGGTTTCCTCGACCACAATGGTCAGAGTACCGGAAAGCCCATGCCAATTTCCAGAATTGCCATAGGCGAACCTGGATGCAAAGTCAGAATCGCGACCAGATCGAAAGCAGCCTTCATCATTTACGGACAACCCTTCGCACACGCCATGCGTGAGCTCCTTGAACACCATCCTTCTCTGAGAGCAGGATTAAGTTCAGGGTACCAACTCTTTGAGTGGTTGAAGGGCGTGGGGAAAATCCCCAAATACGTAATGGTAGGCGACTTCGATTCTGCGACCGATTTCATCGAGCACTATGCCGGACGGTTAGGAATGAAAGTACTTACAAGTAAGCTTGGTGCTGATAGGAACGGTTATGCAAATAACTTCATCGATCTTCTTTTATCCCCAAGGGTTTTAGAAGAGGACGGAATTGTGACAATCACAAATTCCGGATGTTTGATGGGAGAGCCAGGAACGAAAATCGTTCTGACATTTCTGGCAATGGTAGCAAATTGCTACGCCAGAAGGGGCCCCCCATCTAAGTACTTTGCAACCGCAGGCGACGATCAAATAGATGCTGATGACGAACTCGAAGAGCTCGAAAGATATGCTGAGGCTTCAAAGGTTACCACAATGGTACCCTCCATTGAAAAATGGGGAATCTTCAGATATCAAGCAGTCTATTGTCAGCAGCTCCTGGATATTCAAAATGAAAATCCGAGAACCGCTGAGATTGCAGTTCCCAAACCCCGTCTCCTAAGTCCAGAGACCAAATCTGGAAGAGGAGATGACGACACCAATCCTGCCTACGGGAAATGTTCCCAGTTGGCAAAGGAGATGGAGTGGTCAGGGTTTGAAACGGTTAATAGGGCCATGGTCTTGCTATTCCTTAGGAATATGGCAAGTTACATAGAACCTAAACCAGAAATCTTTCTCAAGAGGGAATGGGGCGGACTTGGTCTGCCCGGAATTTCCCAAAGAGAACTGGTGAGATCCCTCCCCCAGTGGCATCAAACGTTGATAGCTCACCGGGAACTTGGGGACCCGTACGCAAGGAAAGTCCTTGCAAGCTGGTCCACAAGCAGGATTCTCCACAGAGGACTTCTGGAACCTGAAACTGACGCCTATGAGGAATTACTTACCGAATTCCTTCCTACAGCACATATTGGACAAATAGATCTACAGCTCCCCCCCCGAGCCCGTTACCGAGAGAAACTCAAGGTAGCGAAGAAGGAGGGGTGGATTCCTTTAGATGACGTTTTAAACGCCGTTAAGGAATCACAGATCTATGAGAATATCTGGGATATATCAACAAAGACCACCCGAGGATATTCCTCGGTGAGCTGGGATAAGAGAACCGAAAGAATGGAGAAAATTTCTAAGAAATTTTCTCCCCTCTCTCTTCTCAAGGTTCCTGAGTTGCCATCATGGCAACCAGGACTTCTAGCCATGGTCCACGGCTACTTCGGATTATTCGAAGTAGACGCGACTGAATGTTTAGACTTAGAGGAGGGCGAATTAAGACACAAGGTCTTTCCCCTCATGGGGGCGTTCGCTTCTCCTCGAGTCTTTTTACATTATGATAATAACAGATTGATCCTTAACGCAACCTCGCGGAAACGCAGAACCGGATCATCCCTATTAAATGAAGCGTAGATTCAAACGAAAGTTTCAAACTTTCTATCCTCT